TTCAAGAGTGGGCTTGAGAAGCTTATCGCTGCCAGTATCAAGCGCAGGAAGATACTCGTCAAGTACGAGACCTTTAAGATAAGCTACATAAAACCTGTATCAAGCCACACCTACACCCCTGACTTCTTGCTCCCTAACGGTGTGATCATAGAGGCTAAGGGACTGTTCAGTACACAGGACAGGAAGAAGCACATACTCGTTAAGGAGCAGCACCCTGAGTACGACATACGCTTCGTGTTCAGTCGTTCATCTAGTAAACTGTACAAGGGCTCGAAGACTACCTATGCTGACTGGTGTGGTAGGCACGGGTTCTTGTACGCTGACAAGTTAATCCCAAAGGAGTGGTATCATAATGATTAAGAAGTATACTAAATTGACAGTAACCCTGAGCCTAGTACTTGTACTTGGTGCCTGCTCAGTAGGAGCGGGTAAGTTCTTTGACAAGGTTGAGAAGGATCGTGCTGCCGGAGCCAAATGGCACTATGTAGGCCCGTCACCTCTCGACCCAACCTCTGAATCGTTGCCGTTGACTTACGATGGGCCATCCTACCGCGAACCAATCATATTATTCAAGTTAAAATAGTTAGGAGAACACAATGTCGACCCACTTAATCATACCTGATCAACACGCCACGCCAGAGCATAGTAACGAGAGATTCGATTGGCTTGGCAAGTTGATCAAGGACCTACGCCCTGATGTTGTAATAAATATGGGGGACATGGTGGACATGGCCAGCCTATCTTCATACGACAGAGGCACCACGAGCTTTGAAGGTAAGAGATACTATAAGGACATAGCGTCAGGCCTCGACGCACAAGAGCGTATGATATCCCCAGTCCGTAAGAGTAAGAAGAAGATGCCTCGGTTGGTGTTTACAACTGGTAACCACGAAGACCGCATCAATAAGGCAGTCAACGCTGACTCACGCCTTGAAGGCACAATTGGCATGAAAGACTTACGGCTTGAAGAGTTTGGCTGGGAAGTCTATCCGTTTCTCAAGACTGCTATCGTTGATGGCATAGCCTACGCGCATTATTTTACCAGTGGTGTCATGGGGCGGCCTGTTGGCGGCGAGAACCCTGGTAAGGCTCTGCTTAACAAGCAGCACATGTCAGCCACTTCAGGGCACACACATACTCTTGACTTTGCAACCACTGTGAACGCAGCAGGTAAGCGGCTCATGGGTCTAGTGTGCGGTGTCTATGTAGACTACCCCAGTTCCTGGAACAACGCGCAGAGCGAGGCGCTGTGGTGGTCTGGTGTGGTCATCAAGCGCAACGTAGACCACGGTACTTATGATCCACAGTTTGTTTCAATTGATACATTACGCAAGGAGTACAGCAATGGCAAGCGACAGTACACAGTACAGCCCAAAGCAAAGAGTAAGCCCCGCCGAGCTAAGACTGCTCATCGTTGACAAGTACACGGCAGCTGAGTTAGTTGATCGGATTGACCTGTCCACGGATGAAGTGCTTGACTATTTCATAGGTGAGGTGTATGATAATCTTAGTGACCTCTGGGAGATACACAATGAACTGGGAGTTATTGACGATGGCGTTGACACCGAAGACCAAGAGGCGGATCAGGCGGAGGAACTCAGTGGCTCGTGACCTACACACACCCAAGTACAGTCAGCGTGTGGTGAGCAGCAAGAAGGTATACAACAGAAGGGATAGTAAGAATGAACTTCTTAAACAAGAAGAAAGAACTTCCTCAAGACCTGTCATCTAAGGAAGTACTCTGGTACAACCCCGACCCTATGGTCAACAGGGTTGGGATGATCATCCGCCTTAAAAGAGAGATTGAGGTGACACAAGAGGTTACTTTGAGGAACGTCTTATACGAAGCTATTGAAGTACTAATCGATAGTATATCTGAGCAATCAACTGCACCTACTGCTAGTCTTACTAGCACTACACACTAGGAGATCGTGATATGGTTACTAACATGCAAGAGCTAGAAGAACTAGCACCTGATGGTAAAGATCAACATGAAGTTGGTGCCAAGCTAGATGATGGCAAGCTACGTCCTCACCTAGTCCTTGGAGACTTTGGTGCAGCACTACAGGCTGTTACCTGTGTAGGTACCTTTGGTGCTGCCAAGTACGTAGACTCTGGATGGTTAGAGGTACCTAATGGGTTGGAGAGGTACAGTGATGCTATGCAGCGTCATTACCTTCAAGAAGTTATTGTTAATGAGAGCTACTACGATAATGACAGCGGACTGCCCCATGCCTTCCAGACAGCATGGAATGCACTTGCTCGGCTTGAGTTGATGCTTCGCCGAGACCCCATTGTGCTGGCAACGGCAAGAGATACTGTTAAACGTAAGGTAAGGGAGTTGAAAGAGAATGGATAGCTCTGTGAAAGGAGTAGGCATAGCAGGAGCTATGGATTACAAGCCTGTTCAAGATGATCAGTTTATCTGCTATGAGTGCAGCAAGGTACACGCTAACCCTTACGGAGCTAAGGCAAGTCCTATGAAATATTGGTGCAGTGTTGAATGTATGAAGGAGACAGAGAATGTTAGCTAAAGTTTACGGGCCACAAGTACCTGAGTGTGCGGCGTTACACGCTACCAAGTATCGCTTGCCTAACGAGAGCTTTGAAGAAGCAGCTGCTAGAGGGGCAGCGGCAATGGGGGACAGTGATGAACATCGATCTGCTTACAAAGAGATTACCATTAACCAAAGGTTTATGCCAGCGGGTAGAGTCCAAGCTGCAATGGGGTCTCCAAGGAATGTTACAGCGTTCAACTGCTTTGTTAGTGGTGTCGTTGAAGACTCTATGGAAGTTATCATGCAACGAGCCGCTGAGGCTGCTGAAACAATGCGCCGAGGAGGTGGGATTGGTTTTGATTTTAGTCTTATTCGTCCTAGGGGCGACCGTATTGTCTCTCTCGATAGTTCTGCTAGCGGTCCCGTATCGTTTATGGGAATCTTTGATGCCGTCTGCAAGACGATAGTATCAGCAGGACATAGACGTGGGGCTATGATGGCAGTACTGCGTGTCGATCACCCTGACATTGAAGAGTTCATTCGAGCTAAGAAGAACGAGCAAGAGCTGACTAACTTCAATATCAGTGTTGGTGTGACTGATGAGTTCATGGTGGCAGTGGAGAAGGACACTGACTTCGATCTCAAGTTCAAGGGTACAGTGTACCGCACCATCAACGCACGTATGTTATGGGATGAGATCATGCGTAACAACTGGGACTGGGCTGAGCCGGGTGTTCTGTTCATTGACCAGATAGCTAGAGACAACAACCTGTACTACTGTGAGACCATAGACGCGACCAATCCATGTGGTGAACAGCCTTTGCCACCCTATGGTGCTTGCCTGTTGGGGAGTATCAACGTACCTAAGTATATTACTGGTGAAGACAGTGCTTTTAATTGGAAGCAACTCAAACAAGACATACCACACATCGTGAGGGCTATGGACAATGTTATTGATCGTACAAATTATCCGCTCGAAGAGCAGGAGAGAGAAGCTAAACGTAAGAGACGTATCGGCTTGGGTATTACTGGACTTGCTAATGCTCTTACTCTTCTTAAACTCCGTTATGGTTCCGCCGGGGCTGTGAGGTTCACTCGTAAGCTGATGCGTACACTCACGTACACAGCCTATGAAGCTAGTACTGACCTAGCAGCTGAGAAGGGTCCGTTCCCATTCTACAAGAACAAGTACTTAGAGAGTGGCTTTGTGTCTAGGTTACCAGCTGATCTGAGGGAGAAGATAAGTCTTCATGGTATTAGAAACAGTCACCTTATATCTATTGCTCCTACTGGTACTATCTCATTTACTGCGGATAATATATCTAGTGGCATAGAACCTGTCTTCGCCATAAAGTATGACCGTACAGTGCAGACACCACAAGGCGTATCTATCGTGTCTATGGAGGACTACGTCTATAGGAACTACGGTATAGAGGCAGAGGTAGCCAACGACTTGACTACTGACGACCACCTAAATATGCAGATGGCTGTCCAACCTTATGTGGACAGCGCAGTGTCTAAGACCATCAATGTATCTGACAACGTAGGCTTCCATGAGTTCAAGGAAATCTACATGAAGGGCTGGAAAGGTAAGCTCAAAGGTGTCACCACCTTTAGGCTAGCTGGTGAGCGTTACGGCATACTCAATACCAGTGAAGAGCAAGAGGGTGCAGCATGTTTCATTGACCCTAACACAGGAGATAAGGTATGCGACTAGAACTGATCACTGCTGTGGGATACCCCAGTATCGGGGACAGACTTACATGAACAAGCTTTCTTAGTAGTGTAAGGCTTAGCGGATGCCGCATAGAGCTGATCCGTTATCCATTGCAATGTCTCAAAAGAGGAGCCAACATAATTATGATCCCCATCGAAGCCCTTCTGTACCAGATTAGGACGTGGCTCCATAGGTGTGCCGACAAAGGCTGGGCGCTCCTCGTTAAGAGCTTGGGCATGTGCGACGTGCAAGACGTTGTCGTGAACCTTCATGTCGTGGAAGAGATTAATTTTCTGGAAAGGTATACCAAATATGTTGATAGGAATACCGAAGGCTCCGACCGTATCAAAGCAGCCCATGAACTGGACTTCCCTGCCCTCCTTGGCTAGCATTCCAGCCAACATGCGAGCAGCTGCGGCACCTCTACTGAAGCCGAAGATGTTGACAGGAGTATCGGCCTTAGCACCCATTACACTTTGGTGGGCCAGTTCCACGATCTCTCGTACACCATAACCAAACGCACCACCAAATAGCTTGGTAAACCAAGCATACTTCTCACCACTACCGGGGCCTTTGAAGTAAGTCCCACCATACTCTTGGTACAGCTTGTGTATGTTGGTGTTGTCCTTAGGCGTACACCAAGTACCATCTATATAGATATTGCAAGGCATTGTCATGACCATAACACCCCTGTAGTCGATTTCATTACTGGTACGAATGACATTACACTGTAACCCAGTTGTTGCCATCACTCTGTAACCTTAGTGATGTCCATTGTTGTGAGATATTTGTGGTAGTTCCCCCATCTACGGTCTCAGCCCCAGACAACAAACCCCCATACCAAGACTCAGACCAAGACGTAGACCAAGAGGTAGACCAAGAACTAGAACTAGAACTAGTCCTAGAACTAGTCCCACTCTCGTACCCCTCTATGGTGATAGGGTTGGCAGAGCTATCAATCTTCTTGACTGTGACCACCCTACCAGTTAGGGAACCAGCCCTAGGCAGGGAGACTGTCATGCCCTGTGCTGTAGCGTCACACAGGACAGTGCTATGTATGTCTTTCAGCTGTACCGTAGCTGTGGTGAAGGTATGGATGGCATACTGCCTAAAGTCTACACCACCGCCTCCCCTGCTGCTACCGGGTAGCTCTACCCAAGCCCCCCATGTCCCATCTGATCTCTCAAATCTGATAGAATTACCTTTGATCTCATGATCAGGTAATTTACCAGCCTCTCCGTCAAGCCCGTCCTGCCCCTGTACGCCATCTAATCCTTTCGCTCCTTCTTTACCAATTATACCATTCTTACCATCAACACCATGCGCACCATCTTTACCATCCTTACCATCCTGTAGTTCAGGAAGGCTCTGGCTCAGGGCATGGAGCATTTCCATAGCCTTGGTAGCCATACGCAGGGCTAGGACAGCTACTGAGGTGTCTTCAGTTGGCATTAGGAGTCATGACGTTATCTGGGTTCATCTTACCTGCGTTAATCTTACCTACTTCGTAGTCTTCCAATGATTGAAGATGTTTGACATTATCTTCAGTCAATCCTAGTTCTTCAAGGGTACCTAAGTTGTACCTGTGTGATAGACTTTCACCTTCCTGAGCAGAAAAGAGTTCAGCGAACCTATGGGCCTTACCTTGGTCACCCGTAGCGTTCATAATATACTTAAACCTATCAGGTAGGGACTTGAGAGTCCCTAAGGCACTACCGTCACCCCTTAGCTGGGCCTCTGTAAAACCTTCTCTCGCTAAGACTTTAGCTTTCATAGGCATATCGTATTCATTGACTATCATTACGCTATTACCGTGTCTAACTATATCAGCCTTACCTAGAGTGAGCTTGATAGTCTCTCTTATCTCAGGAGAGAAGTTGATATCAGCAAAGTAACCTATACCTTTAGCCCCCTCAGGACCAAAGGGGATATTCTTAGGGTTCTTACCTGTATAAGACAGCCCTGTCTTACCCTGTCCTGCCTTCAGAGCGGGGACAACAGTGCTTATGAGAAACTGTTTCTCTGGTGTCTTAAGAGTTGTCTCATCCATGATACCAGTGAATCCTATGACATGATTAGCATAAGTCTTGAAGCTGGCTGGCATAGGTACACCCCAGAGGGCCGGTTTAACTTCTGTGAAAGATTCCAGAAAGCTTTTACTCACCTTATCAACCTCTTCAGGTTTAGCAAACTCAGGCTTCCTACCCGGTGTGATGCCTCGCAGTGCTTTTAAAGTCTTAGGCCCTACTACCCCATCCTTCTCTAGCCCCTCATCTTCTTGGAAAGCTTTAACTGCTGCTTTAGTTTTAGGCCCATTGATTCCATCAACAGTCAGGCCCAATACTGATTGAGCCAGTTTAATGGGATCGTCAAATCTAGGCCCTAGGTCTGCACCTTGCGCTGGCTTACGGCTAGGGGAGATACCCTCCAGTACCTGTCTAGCCCTGCTCACCTCGTCTACTAGGTCATTCTCAGGAGGGTTCTCTATCTCATGAGCCTGTGCGCTGGAGATGAAGCTGAATCCACCACTGTTGTCAGCTGTGTCCACCTGAGTACGAGTAAATAGCTCTCCTTCAGTTGCCCTGCGTCTGATTAGGCCTCTTGACTTCTCACCATTGATGTTGACCCACCCAGCCTCTTCACTGAATGCCTCATGCATGAAGTCTTCCATGTTACCAGCTTCAAGAAACTTCTTAGCCTTTGACCCAGCCCATGCGCCAGCACCTACGTTATAGATCAGGCTGGTCAAGGCAGTCACCTTACCAGCATCAGCTTGCATACCTGCTTTGTTCAAGCTGGCTAGTGCTATACGTTGTGCGAAGTCAACACGCTCTTGTGTGAGTGCATTTGACTGCTCTTGAGTGATACCTTGGGTGAAGTCAACAGCTTCTCCACCTATCTGCACGATACCACTAGCAATCTCCTCAGGTGTAAGCTTGACACTACCACCACCTAAGTTCTTCTCACCTGTACCAGTGGACGAGGAGAACATATGCCATTTCTCGTTACGAAGACCTACATTAGCTGGGTTCTCATGTTGGGTGATGAATGATACGTCAGTGGTAGCAGCTTCTGTGCCTTTTGGAAGACCTAACTCAGCATCAAGGTCAATACCGTTGTTAACATAGTCCATCACCCCCTTCTCATTCATGGACTCAGGGACTTCCAC